AGAAGCTTACGAATTCGCTAAAGAAGCCATCGGAACAAATAGAATGGACGGTGCTATACACAAGAAGCTAGACCTAAACGCCATTAAACTAGGACAATACAGACTAACACCAGAGTTCGGTGAGGACGAAAGACGACAGATCGCTCTTAGGACTGAAGCCGAGAAAGAACTGCATAGATACAAGACAGAGATAGCTCAACAAGTACTGCAAGACATAGAGATAACTCTTACCAAGATGCCACATAGTGGCCTAGTCCCTGACTTCAGAGGCACCAGTGCCAGAGACACCAGTGTCCGAGACACCAGTGTCCGAGACACCAGTGTCCGAGACAAACGCAATGACGAGTCTATTCAAGACATATGTGACAGAGTAAAGGCACAAGTGTCTAATGGCGGACCAGTCCGTGGTAATTAATCTAGATGATTACTTCCAACCCAGGGAGTATCAAAAGCCAATCATCGAAGCCTATGAGAATGGGTGCAAGAAGTTTCTAATAGTAATGCCGAGAAGAAGCGGAAAAGATGTAGTTTCCTTCAACATTGTTATCAGGGCAGCTCTCGAAAAGCACGGCAGAGGCACATATTTTTATATTTTTCCAACGTTTGCACAGGCAAAAAGGGCTATTTTTTCTGCAATGTTAATCTCTGGAAAGAAGTTTCTGGAGTTTATACCTCATGAGTTGATATCATCGATCAACGCATCAGAGCTTAAAATCACACTCATTAATGGTTCAATCATCCAGTTCGTCGGGTCAGAAAACTGCCACGACAGATTGACTGGTACCAATCCATTAGGAGTAGTGTTCTCAGAGTATGCCCAACAAAATCCTATCGTCTACGCACAGGTCATACGTCCGATCCTGTTAGCGAATTCAGGCTTTGTTATCTGGGAAAGTACTCCTAGAGGACGTAATCACTTCTATGATCTGTATCAATTGGCTAAGAAGGAGGATGATTACTTTGCTTACTTCCAGACACTTGATGATACGAAACATATAGACCCAGCCTTGATTCGCAAGGACATCGAGAACAACGTCATGAGTGAGGATCTAGCACTTCAGGAGTACTGGTGTTCGTTTTCAGCCGGGATTGAGGGTGCTTATTTCTGTAAATACATAGATCAGTTACGACTCAAGGGACAGATCGGAGATGTGGTTTATCAGCCCTCGTTACCAGTCTACAGTGCATGGGATATTGGGGTTCGAGATAGCAATGTTATTACTATTTTCCAGGTAACACCGATTGGTAATATACACATTATTGATTTCATTGAAGGTAGGGACTTGGGCATGGAGCATTACATCAAGCAGCTTCTTGAAATGCCATATCAATGGGGTGGCCATATAGGCCCACATGATTTGGAAGTTAGGGAGTATTCAGATGCAGTTTCTAGGAGAGAGAAGGCTAGGAACTTGGGTCTAGAGTTTCTACTCGCTCCCAAGGTAGGATTCATGGACGGAATCGAACAAATTAGAACAACGCTGCCAAAATGTTTCATTGCAGAGAAGAAGTGTGCCCGCTGGATCAAGGCGATAGAGCAGTATCATAAAGAGTGGGATAGTGACCGGCAAGCTTACAGAGATAAACCTGTACATGATTGGTGCTCGCATTTTGCAGATAGTTTACGCTACTTAGCTGTGGGTTTATCATTAATAAGTCCTTCAGAATCTCCAAAGGATATGGAGGCGAGATATCAACGTGCAGCCTATGGCACTAATTCCTATGGAACGAGTTCCTATGGGCAGCATAATAATTTTGGTAACTTACGTTATAGGTAATAAGATGGCTTGTAACAAGCTGGCTTGTAAGAGGCTTATATAACAGAGAGAGGGTAGTATGGCTTTAAGTGCACCTTTTAGAATTAAAGATGGAATCTTTCCCAAGGGAAGATCTGCTGAAGGTAGTGATATTCGTCAAAGGATGGAAAGCTTTTATCAGGATGTTAACTCTCAGAATGAGATGTTTTGGGAACAGGCCTACACAGATATTAGGTTTCATTCCGGAGATAGTACTGTCTTTGATGAGGTTTATGGAAGTAAGCCCTTTACCAGTAAGCAGTTCACCTTTAACAGGATTCGCAAGGTAGTTAATATGGTGTCTGGTTATCAGCGGCAGCATCGGAAGTCCCTGATAGTGACGCCTATCGACAATGGCGATCAAGAGACTGCTGATCAGTTCACAAAAGTTTTATTATGGATGGTTCGCAATGATTCTATATTAGAGACTATATCGGATAGCTTTCACGGTGCATTGACTTCGGGGATCAACTTGCTTCAGCTTTGGATGGATTATGCATCTGACCCTATATCAGGTGATTTACGTATTTCTAACAAAAGCTACAATTCCTTCCTATTAGACCCTTTCTTTAAAAATCGTGATTTGTCTGATTGCAACTCTATCTGGACTAGATCTTATTTAACGGAAAATCAAATAAAGACATTGATGCCTAGGTTAGCTGATGATGATTTATTGGAGAATGTAAGTAGTAGTGGTGGAAATGCCTTATCTTACCCGGATAAGTTTAATTTCTTGCCTGAGAAGTTTACTCATGATCTTCGCACGGATAGGTATAACAAACTATTGGCTTACGATGAGTTTTATTATAGGGATACACGTAAGCAGAAGATGCTTATTGATCAGGAGACAGGAGAGACTTTAGAATGGTCTGGTCGAGATAATGATGAAGGTGAAGAAGCCTTGAAGAAATTCTTGAATGCTTATCCAGAGGTCAGGGTCATTAATAGTGATATCCAGACGATAAAAATGGCAGTAGTAGTGGACGGTGAGGTTATCTATGACGGTGAGAATCCACTGGGCACTGACACGTACCCATTTATTCCTACCATGGCTTACTTCAATCCAGAGATGGAGAATTACTACGACCGTGTTCAATCGATGGTTAGAGATCTTAGAGATCCACAATACCTATATAACAGGCGTAAGAACATTGAGTTATCAATGCTTGAGAGTCAGATTAATACTGGCTGGAAGCATAAAGAGAATGCCTTAGTTGATCCTGATTCTGTCTTTCGTCAAGGAGAGGGTAGAAATGTGGTTATCAAGCAAGGTTCGATGATGGCTGATGCGGAGAAGATACAGCCTGGACAGATTCCTCCAACGACCTTAGCTCTTTCAGAGTCATTGAGTGCAGAGATTCCACAGATATCTGGTGTTAATGAAGAGCTTTTAGGAAGTGCTGAAGATGACAAGGCTGGAATATTATCCATGCTTCGTCAGGGAGCTGGTTTGACTACTCTCCAGGGTTTATTTGATAACTTAGATTTGACTATGAAGCTTGTTGGTCGGGCTGCTATTTCGGTAATACAGTCTAACTTTGCTCCTGGCAAGATAAAGAGGATTATAGAAGAAGAGCCATCTCCACAGTTTTATAACAAGGCTTTTGGAAAATACGACGCAGCTATTGAAGAAGGTGTTAACACATCGACCCAGAAGCAGATGCAGTTGCAGCAGTTATTACATGTGCGGGAGATAGGCATTCCTGTACCGGATAGAGTTATTATTGAGGCTCTTACTATTCAGAATAAGACTGAGCTTGTTGAGGCTATTGAGCAAGATAAGCAAGAGGTCCAACAAGAGCAACAAAGAGTTCAAGAGATTGAGATGCAATTGCAACAAGCTCAAGCAGAACTTGCCAGAGCTAGAGCATTTGCGGATCAGGGTCTTGGTGATGAGCGATATTCACGAATACCAGAGAACAGGGCTCTTGCAGTAGAGCGCATAGCTGAAGCTAATAAAGACGATGAGCAAGCACTTCTAAACAAGATGAAGGCTATATCAGAGTTAGAGCAAATGGATATTAACCAGCTTGATGCGTTGGTTTCAATAGCGAATGCATTAAAGGCTAGTGAGCAAGTATCTAAGCAAGGTTTAGCCGCTCAGGCTAGTGGTGACACAAGCACTAATACTGGTGTTAAGTAAGGGTTGTATGAATAATTTTAGAAAGAATGAGTTCATAAAGAGGATTTTTAAGTATGGTTACATTATTGCAGTTATTACTATTGGCTCTATTCTGTTTTGCAACCTTTATTTACTTTATGAAGGCAATTGGCTTGTTCGAAGAAATCAAGAGATTATTCAAGAAGTAAAAAACCTTATAGAGGAAGAGATAGACAGCCTCTGTTTAGATTTAGGAACACATCCAACGACTCCAGAGTCAACGACTCCAGAGTCAACGACTCCAGAGTCAACGACACCAGAGTCAACGACTCCAGTTGACAGCACTTATGTTGATGATACTAGAGGGCTGTTTACGATAGACGAAGATTTCGAGTATATAGTCTTAGACGAGATGAAATAAAAGTCTAAGACTTAACAAGTCATCGACTTAACAAGTCATCGACTTAACAAGTCATCGACTTAACAAGTCATCGACTTAACAAGTCTAAGACTTAACAAGTTTGAGGCAATAGGTGTCTCAATGCCTCGATGAGGCGATGCCTCGGATAGAGGTTTTTATTAACCTTAGTTAGCGAGTTCGCCCACGAGTTCGTGAGGTAGTTTGCTAGCTAGTTTCCTAACGAAAGGGCACATTATGCCAAAGAATAAATACTATGACGGTGGATCAAGCAAGAAGGGTGGAGCTTCTGTCTTTCCAGCCGAGAACAAGGTAAAGGGTCTAGGTAACTTGCCAGCTGCCAATTCTAGTTATGGTGATGACACCATGAAATGGATTGATAACCGTGCTAGCCAAGATCTTAAATACAACAAGAAAACCAAATAGATAACTAACTACTGAGCCCTGCTGCAAGGTGGGGCTTGCTTGTTACGTGTACGATACTGTCAAAGGGCGACAGTTTTATACATAGATTGGACACAAGTGTCCTAGACACAAGTGTCCTAGACACAAGTGTCCTAGACACAAGTGTCCTAGACACAAGTGTCCTAGACACAAGTGTCCTAGACACAAGTGTC